TAAAGTTTTTCCTCCAGATAATGCTACAGTAATATCTGCTTCAAAAGTAGATGGAGGTGCGTCTATAGTTATAGTTACATCTCCACTTCCATCATCGGTTACTGTTGCACCAGATACTGTTATGTTGTCTACTGTGTTTACTGTTGTAACTCCGTCTGTTACTGTTAGTGTAGGGGAGTTCTCTATGGTTACTGTTACCTGACCATTTTCGTCATTTGTTACGGAGGCTCCTTGAAAAGATATTTCTGTTACATTTGAAACATCTGTAGAGCCATCATTTACTGAAAGGCTGTAACCTACAGTCTCACCGTTTATTGGGCTTATAAGTATTGGGGTCGCACCGTCACAGTCGCAGTCCTCGTTACAGTCTACTAAACTTCTTATTTCGTTAACCCAAAGATTTACATTTTCAGTCTTACCACACTCATAAGCCGCGGTTATGGAAGAGAAATAAAATGCTACCTGACCCGCTATTGCAGATAGTTGTGCGTACTTTGTTGGAGATGACTTGGCTTGGTATAACCTTGCACCAAAGTCCTTCATACAACAAAATATTGTGCATACATCTCCATTGGCTTCTACAGGTATATTGATCCTGTCCGTTACAACGTCATTTGAGTACACTGTAACGTTTCCAATTGTAAATGTGGTGTCTGATATAAGGGATGAGTAATTCCACGCCTTAGAAGCCTCTAAAACGCCTACCTGAGATCCAGTATAAAAACTTGTTACAACTAACTGTGATGCCTCCACACTAACCTCTGGCAAATCAACATCTGCTGGGTAGTACAGCTTTAGTGTTGGTATGCCTGTTGGGGTTATGTTATTGTACGTGTAGTTTGTGTTATCTACGACAGTAATGCTAGGGCTTGTAAGCGTTAAATCTACAACGCTTGAAATACTTCCTTCTGGAAGTTCAAACAAGTAGTCTAGTGTTACAGTGTTTGTTATTACGCTTTCCCCAAGCTCTCTTAAAGAGTAGGTTACCGTGTACTCTCCATTTACGATAGTGTCATTGTATGCAAGTGGAAGGCTTATTGGGGTTAGCTGGGTGTTTGCTCTGGTAAGGGCCCCATTAACCTGTCCCGCACTGTTTCCATCTATGTCAGGGTCTGTCTCAATGTTACTGAGGTTGTCCCACAAGACAACTCCATTGTACTCAACCTTTATTGCACCCTTTACTGCGCTTGGGTCTTCATAGATAGTCTGATCCGTAAACTTAAATATGGGGCCGTCTACATTGGCCCTATCAAATTCTATTTTAAACTTTATGTCTCCTTGTGTGACTGCTGCCATATTTTATGCTTTTACCTCTGATGGAAATACTCTTGGTTCTACTTGTCCTGCCTCTCTAGGTACGGAACTTTTTCTTAAGTCCCCATCCCCAGAGTTCGTTTTTTCATCGTTACCTGTCGCAAGCTCAATGTGCTCTGCCTTAATATCTCCCTTTACAAGTTCAAGGTTTACATCCTCTCTGTGGTCTTGCTGAGACATTCCGCCTTTTAACTGATACTCTAGTTGTAGGTACTGTGACTTTAACTGATACTCCATCTGAAGTGTCTGTTGCCTTGCTTGTTCTGCAAGTTGAGCGGCTTGTGCGTTTGCTTGTGCTTGGGCCTGTGCAGCCATCTGAGCAGACTGTTGCTGCTCTTCAAGGTTATTCTTCTCAAAGTTAAGCATCAACTTCTCCGCAAGTTCTGGGTTTTCTCTTCCAATCCTAATTATCTTCATTGCCTGTGACTGCTTAACAGAGCCTGTCTGTATCGCTCTGTTCACTGAGTCTAGGAAGTTTTGTTGCTCTACTGCATCTGGTAGTACGTCTATAAATATTCCAAACTGTACGGATGTTAGATTCTTTGTAAAGTCAAGCAGGTTTGCGCTAAACTCGCCAATACTCATCTTGTAGTCGTCAATCTTCTTACCTTCGCCCGCAATAGAGTCCTGAACCATAAGGGTGATATTCTTTGATACCCTTGAGATAACATTCTTGTAAGCGTTTGTTATATAACGAGTTGCATTATTTCTGTTGTCTGTTGCTGCCCTCTGTAGTCCTACTAAGGTGTCTACGTCTGGCGCACCTATCGTAGAAAGTGGAACTCCTGTAGCAAACTCCATCGCTCTTAGTATTCCCTGCTCGTGCCCTGCTAAAGCTTGTAGGCCCATCATAGAGCTTTCTGGTACTTCGCTGATAGGCATATTGTTAGGCAGTACAGTTCCTTTTTCTGTAATAGAGGAGTAGTAGTATGTGGAGGTCTCCTCCATCATGGATATTAAGTCCTTTGGCTTAATGTTCTTCTCCCCTAAGGCATTGGTGATTGCCCCCAACATCGAAACGTCTATTCTGATACCCTGAGTCCTAGACTTGGCGATAATTGTCTGGGCCTTTAAGTTTGTTAGGATGTAAGCATCAGCAAGCCCTATCAACTTCTCGATAATGCTTGAGTTTCTCATTTCATAAATGTCTGGGGCAAATGCTATAAATCCAAAGTCTGTGTCAGCGGAGTAGTTACCGTTGATCATCTCCCTTGTCATGTTCTCTTTTAGTCCGTAGTCTACTACGTAGTCAGTGCCTACAATCCACTTACCCTTGTAAATGTTTATGAGCTTCTTTTCTATAATTTCGTTGTCTGGGTTTTTAGGCTTTCCTTTTAGCTTATCTAAATAGAATCCTCCACCCTTTGCTTTTTTCTTTTCGTACTTTATTTTGTCAACCGACTTATACTCAAGGTCAAGCACGTTTACCTTGAACCTTCCGTAAGGCCTTTCTTCTGTTGAGTTTGCTGGGTAATACCTTGTACCCCAAGAGTTTACCCAATCAGAGTTTCCGTTTTTACCTGCAACACTCTGTGCAATCTTACTGAGATCTTCGTCATTCAACTGTTCACCAGCAAGTTCTGCAAGCTCATCGATAGACATCTCAATATACTCCCCCTGATACTTAGCGTCAGAGAAGTCATCATTTTTTACAAAGTCGGATATGTGGTTTACTACGTCTACGTACCTAATCCTAATATCAAAATTTTCGTCAAATTCCGCCTTTAGTACACCCTTCCCGCACACAACTATATCCTCAAAAAACTTTCTTTTAAAGTACGGGCTGTTGTTTGCCTCAAAAACAAAGTCTATAGCTGCCTGCATTGCCGCAGTGTAGTCGTCCTTGAAGTTTGTCTCCATGTAAAGGTCAATCTCCTCGTCAGTCTTTAAGACTGGCTTGCCGTCTAGCTTTGACTCAACGTCTATTCCAGCTTGCTGTAGCTCTGGTGCTCTTTTTGCAACCATTCTAATAGCCTTAAGCTGCATAATCTTGTCATCGTACTGCGTAGTACCCTGAGGTGAAAGGCACTTAACCTTTGGCTTAAGTCCCATATTCTCAAACTGACCTACTAGGTTCTCTTTGATTGACGGGAGCGGTGTTGCGATTTGAAGGTTAAGGTTATTTTTAGTGGTGTTGCCCCTACCAGAAGACAGGTTCTCAAACTTAGATACATCGTAACTGCCTGATGCGTACTTTCTTAGGGTTATGTATTTTCTTCTTTCACTGTCCGTGGAACTTGTGAATTGTAGGTTCGAGTATGCGTGAGCTGCCTTACAAGCTTGTTTAATCCATTCAGCTTTCTTTTTAGAAGACTGTGGAACAAAATCGGAAGGAAACGGACTTTGCGGATTTTTCTTTTCGGCCATTCTGCTTTAATCGGTTAATCGTGCAAAGTTACACATAAATTAATTAAAAGAAATCCGACATCATAAACTTTGGTGGTTCGTAGTGCGGCTTTTCTAGACCCATTAGTGCTAAAACTGTACCAACAGTTAAGTCGAACTTTGTCCATGCCTCACCGTCTGGATTGAAGTTGTACCAGTCCTGTAGCAGTATGTCAAAGTAGTGGTCTGAGTGTATGCGTTCCGTCTGCTCAATGATTCCAACGTTGTCGCTTACGTAGGATATAAGCCTGTCAACCAATATAGACCTTTTCTTTAAGTCCCTCATGGATATCCCGTATGTCTTTGACTTGTCATTAAAAGGATCGGAGCCTAAGTATCCCATGTACCCTTCGTCAACAAAATGGTTTACGCACCCTGGTTTTTGGTTTTCTATGTACGCAGTAGAGCTGAAGTACACGCACATCTTCACCATGTCCTCGTAGAATACCTTTGGGTCGGCAGGCCTTCCGTGATAAATGGCTACAACACAAGGCTTTAAGAAATACTTAGGGTCTTTACATATCGTAACAGCAGCACCCTTAGAGAACCCTCCATCTTCTGTAGACTTGTGGTCGAAGGGGTCAATACCAGTGTAGCACATATTCCTAGTAGGCTCAAATCCAGTTACGCCCCTAGTTAACTGATTCAGGTCTTCGTCTGCAAGCCTTTGGTTCATAAGCACAAGCCCGTTCTCGCTCTGTATGAATCTCACTTGCGGTAGTGAGTTGGAGTAGTCCCAAACAAATGTACCCCTTACCAAAGGGTCTTGTATCATAAATAGTTGTTGGTTAAACATCTTCTGCTCCTGTATCTTTTCTAGTGGCAGAGGGGATGCAGACAAACCAAATGTAAATGCCTCCTCTATAGTAAGAGGGTACTTTCTAATGAACTGTATCAAAGAAGACCCAGACTTATTCTTTCTTGCGGCAAGTATTACCTTTTTTGCGGTGTCCTTGTCGGAGTATCCCCACTTGTCTAGGGTAGGTTTTTTTAATTCGTCTGGTAAATTGCCGTCTTCATCGAAGTCGTGTACGTACCCGTGGTTGGCTGGGATAAATAGCTGGTACAAGCCAGAGGCCGTCATACCCAGCGGGGAATTTTCTTTTGTTTTTACAGACGACTCGTCCCACAGCTGCTTGAACTGCTCAAGTGTCTTTCCTCCAATGTTTTCTGCTGTTGATGTCACAAGCATCTTGCCTGCAATGGTGCTACCTACTGCTAATGTTTCACGGACTACGTTAAATAGTTCCACGAGCGAGCACTCCTCAATCTTGGATGCCTCGTCTAAGTAAAATCGAGAAAGACCAGAGCCGTCATACGCCTGCGGCTTTGTTGCCCTAAAGTCTATCCAAGACTCTAGAACGTCCTCCTGTGCAGCGTACTTGTTCTTCTTACCGCGTTTTCTAGGCTCCCTGAACTCAAGCTTTGACGCTGGGTTGTCCTCACCTGCGTGTGTTGGGTAAAAGAATGGGTGCTTCGGCAACTTCCTCCACATATCAACAACCTTGTCAAATATATCCTTGGCCCCATCTCTGTTCTGTGCCTGTATGCCGTTCCTTGATCGTGGGGTGATTGTTGCATTGTTTAGTAGGATGCTTGTCCCTATAGTAGTCTTTGCAAAACGTCTTCTTGTGATAAGCATCTGACCAAAGCAAGACCTGTCAACTACGCACTGCTGCCAGTGTAGGAACACGTCCCTTTGTGCGTCAATAAAGTCTGGACTGCCCTCTATCCTTGTAACTATGCCGTTCACCTTAGAAATTGTGTCAATCCGTAGCGCGTTAAGCATATACCAGTGGTCTCCTGTTATGTACTCTAGCTGATCCCTGTTGTAAAAGAAGTACCCATTTATTCTGTAGTTGTACAACTTCCTTATGAACTCCTTCTCCTTTTCCCCAATGTCCGCGCCATCTATCCCATCAACCACTGCTTGAGCTTCCTCTTGAGTGGTCATGTCGCTGAAGTAAGCAAGGACAGGGTTTCCGTCATCATCGTCACAGGTAGATATCTTTGGGAAGTCTATCGCCTTAAACCTTCTGTCATCTATTGGAAGTCCGTAGTTGTCTATCTCGTACTTGTGTGGCGGTTCTGGAATGCAGGATATCTTAAGGCCGTAAATGTACCTCTCTCGCTCAAACCTTTCATAAGCCTCCGTGCACTCTTTTTTCTCTTTACTTAGCCTTGCCACGTTGCTCGTTTATTATTGACATAATACTGTTACCGCTAGCCTTCTTAACAAACTCTCTAGACTGCTCCACGTTAAGCGGAGACATCTTGGCTGCCTCTAAGTCTTTAACTAACTCTAGCAGGTCTTTTATTAGTATCTTACCCCTGTCAAAACTCTTATCCTTTGCGTCATCTAGGTTCTGTACAATGTTGTTGTTCTCTAGGTGTTCTATAATGTCGTCTATGGTCTTCTCAAGTACCCCAATAGCTTTCTTGAACCTGCTGTCACTCAAGTAAAACAAAAGAGCCTCCGACTTTTGATCGGAGGTCAACTTCTCTATCTTTCTTTCTAGTTCAGACATAGCATTACCTTATCGTCCTTGAATATTACGCAGTCCTTTAAGACTGGTATGTAGTTTGCTTTTGTGTACTTTGTAAGTATCTTGTCGCCCTTCTTAAAGTCTTTAGTGTCCCTCAGTACCTCTACCTCACTCTTGTGGTGGGTGAATTTCTTTTGTATGTATATCCCGTTTACTTGGACGTACTCCTTATCCTCAGACTGATTATTCTTGCCCATAGACCATCCGTCAGCCATCTCGTCTTTTGTTTCGTTGTATACAACAAACTCTGGATCAATGAAGGTGTACTCCTTTAAGTGCTCTATGAAGTAGTCCCTGTTTTGGATGAACCATACCCTGTCCCCCTTGCCTATGTTAAGCTTTGTTGGGTTGTGTGTCACCTCCGCGCACATATCCTCGTACTCCTCTATGAATGGCATCTTGATAATTGCCTCCTCGTTCTTGATCCACTCCTTTGACTGTACCCTCCTTGATACGATGTAGGAGTGCCCAATAATCTCTCCGTCCTTTTCGTAGGCTATGATGTCCTTTGGCTCTACTGGAACGTACCAATCACCCTCGTACCTAAACCTATTCTGTACAGCGTAGTGTATGAAGTATACGGTTGACCCTGTTGGTATGTTTGACCCCTCAATGTTGTGCGTAAGCTCTCCGTGCTTCGGCATACGCTGAAACTCCGTACCCTCCTTGAGAAGGTACAGAGTTACTTCACCGTGTGTTCTCTCGTAGTACGAAGGGTCTATCTTTACCAATAGTCTATGTACTGGGGCAAGCATTACTTAATAAGTGTAGATGTTGGCATTTCCTTAGAGATCTCGTTACGTAGTACGCTGATACCCTTAGCCATGTCCTTTGACATATCCTCAAGGCTCTTGTACTCAAGCCCGCCCTTTTCTGCAAGTGTAGTTACAATCTGCGTCATAGCCTGCGTAGCCAGTGCGCCTGATTGATTGTAAACAGCTAATTTTTCCTGTGGAGTCATGTTAAAATTTGATTTAATTGATTTATATTTAGTCATTTGTTACCTCTTTTGCTAAAACATCTGTGATCTGTAGGATCTTAAACTCGTCCTCTTCAAACTTGTACGGTATGCCGACAGACCCTCTGTAGAATACGGTGTCACCCTCCTCCAAGTTCATTTCCAGCTTGTTGTTCAGGTAGGTACCGTCTCCAACAGAGATAACCGTGCCCTTGTGGACGTTTGCAGGGTTCTTGTACTCAGACTCTGGGATCTCTAAGCCCCCGTCTGTTTTTGTTTTGTAGACTGGCTTTACCAGTACACTAACGCCAAAAGCTTTCATCTTGTAGTAATTCATTTAGTAGTTCAACGTCTGTTATGTTAGGTCGCTTGTACGTAACCTGCACGTTCTTTGCGTCCTCAAATTTGTGCCACACGAAGTCCATGTCGTTGCTGTCCCTTGCGACAACCTTGTACACCGACTTGCCGTGTATGTTAAGCTCGTTGAAGTCTTGGAATATTCCAACAATCTCAACGCCCTCATTCTTAAATTTTTGCAGTATATGACACTTAAAGAAAGCGTCCTTGTTTTGGTCAACTCTGATAGAGAATATATCTTGACCCTCGTCTAGGATGTTCATAGTAGGAAGTTAAAGTTTCTTTTTACTAGGTTACCGTCCCACTTAAGCTCGCCAGGGTATATGTTGTAAGCGAGGTTAATAAAGTCTGATATGTCGTTAAGGTTTCCGTCACCTATGTACTCAACTACCTCAGATCCGTTCTCGAACAACAGGTAAACAAGCCCCCCTGAGAACTCCATGTTGTATATCTCAAGTAGGTTGAACCATATCTCCTCTCTGTGCTTACCGAATGGGTGCTCGTACAAGAACTTGTATAGTGGTATTGCCTTCATCTGTTATATTATTTTAAATTGGTCGTAGAATCCCCACTTTTTAAGAAGCCTTTCCGTCCTCTTGTATCGTGATCTGTATTCCTCCATCCTGCCAATGTATTTTGGCTTGTTTGCCACAAGTTCCGTCTGTATTTGACAGACCCAGTGCAGTCTCTTGCTCATTGTCATAGTTATTTATGTAATTTAGGTTATCTGCAACATCGTGGGCCCAGCTAAGTGCGTCACTTAACTTTAAGTCCTCTAGGGTGAGTGTAGCGCACACCGCGTTGACGATGTCCTCGTACGAGGCTTCGTCTGATATGTAGAAGCATATTGTGTCGTTGTCAAGCGTAAAAATAACTGTGCTTGGAAGGAACTCCTGCATCTCAGCCTCAAGGCAGTGGGAGATGTACTCCTCGCTTGTGTTGTGCCCCTTGTAGTACACATCACAGAAGTCCATCCTGTTTAGGAGCTGGTATTTCTGTCCTCGTGATGTAAAGTTAGTCTTCAATTTATTTATTACTTACGGCAAAGATAGTTATTATAATTGAATAAGACAAAATATAATTTTTTTTATGCTATAACAAAACAATTACTATATTTGCAGTCATTGATAAGCGTTTCTAAGGGGTAGGCTTCAACTCAACCCAACCACATCAGGCAGGTCTCTGATGGATAGAGTTAAATTAACTGGGGTAAATCCAAGCTCTGTTCACGGAGTAACAACTTGGTCACAAGCGATGCAGTAGAGATGCTGTCACATAATCCCCGCCATTTGCAGGTATGGTATAGTTAAGGAGGCTAGTAGGAGTTAAAGAGTCCCACACTGTTTTTCTTTTCTTTTTTGTGTTAGGGCACAATAAGATAAGTATCGCAGGTAAAGACTCCTATGCCTAGAAATAAATAAAATATTTATGTACTTATTTGTTCAGTTTTTACTACTTTTACAAAAAATAAAACAACAGCTATGAAGGGATGGTTTCTATTTAACTACGGGATAATGTTAGACAACCTAACAGAGAAACTGGCACAACACGCAGACCGTGTGTGGGCTAAAAGATCAGTGCTTGAGTACGCAGCAAACAACAACCTACTACAGGCTCAGGAGTTTTACGGGCCCATGGATGATGATGATGAGCCGTTCAGTGTACCACAACCAAACCTTTCGGAGAAGCAGCAGAGGTTTATTGTACTTCAGGGTATGCTTAACGCCTCCGTTGAGTTGGAGTACTACGAGGTTGCTGAGTTGCTAAAGAAGGAGATTAATAACATTAAATAGTTAAGGGCATGGACTTAAAAAACACACAAGAAGAGGCAGACCTGTCGTCAATAAACCCCGACCACTACAAGACAGGCGGTAAGCAGGTGTGGGAGATGATGGTAGACCTCTACGGGGTAGAGAAGTACAAGGCCTTCTGTGAGCTAAACAGCTTCAAGTACCGAATGAGGGCTGGGAAGAAGTCTAGTAAGATATACGAAGACATCAAAAAGGCGATGTGGTACGAAAGTAAGCTTGAGGAGCTGTAGCATGAATGAAAAAGAGCTTAAGTGGGAGTGCGCAGAGTGCGGAAGCAGTCAAACGTCTAACCCCAAGGAAGTACACGCAATGGACTGGTGCAAGTGCGGAAGGTCTGGTGTAGATTTAGAGGAACATTACGGAAGGTTTGTGGGATGTGTTAAGGTAATAAATACTGAAGATGACGGAAAATAAAGACAAGAGACAGCTAAAGACTGAGCCAAGGCTAAGGGTGAAACTAACGGAGGAGCAAAAGGAGGTGGCTAGGCTGTTCTACGAGTACGATGTCAACTTCATCATCGGAGACTTTGGTAGTGGAAAGACGCTTACTGCTGTGTACCTTGCCCTAACCTCATTCAGGAAGAAGGAGTTTAACAAGATATGGATCACTCGCCCGATGCTCAAGACCAAGTTAGCGGCCCTTCCAGGCAGTATTGACGAGAAGATGCAGCC